CTCATGGACGAATACGAGGGTTTGAAGACTCGTTGGTATGGAAATCTGGACGGACAGCTGTCGGAGGACGCCTAACGTCTCGAACAAATTCCATTACAGGAGATCTACTAATAACAAACTGGAACTTCGATACGAATATTATTTACTTTTATTGTTCTCGGTGTTATAGGACAAGTCCTAACTACATGACGAATGTAGCTAGTTTGATCTCGGTCCCCTAGGACTTCGTCGAATCTTAGGGGAGGGTTTTGAGGGGCGCGCCTTATGCTTCGTGTTTACCTTCACGAGCAGCGGAGGGGGAATGACCGCTGTATTAGGCGTTATTGGAGGGGGTGTGTCGATGAGCTCTTCATCGACCACAACCTGGCCAGGCTTGGCTACCACCTCAGGCCGCTCAACAAACTTAGGAAGATTCATAAGCTCTTCCACGTCTGCTGTGGCGACATAGGTGTTGAAACCATACTGGTCGAATGTACTCATCTGCTCGTTACACAGATGGTCCATCCAGCTCCCTGGCTCGTTGGGATACTGCTCATGTTGGTGAGACGCCTCAGTCCACTTCTTGCAGAGATTCTTGTATTCCCGACCAGGCATCAACTCAATGACCCGACTGACGAACGGCCCCAGAATCGGGGTGTTCTTATCAGTCAGCCACAAAGCATAAGCCTTATCGAACAATTTATCTTCCGCAGAAATGTTGTTCGGCATGTGAACAGTAACGTGGAATTTTGACAGGGTCCGGGGTAAATCACACATCGAACTTACCTCACCGAACCACACCTGATCGCTATAACAGCGAGCGAGAAATTTCACTCCGAAATCTCCCCGCTTAACAGGCTCCACGTCCAACTTCTGACCTACTTTCTCCGCCATCTTCGAATACACCCGTGGTGGGACGTCAGCCGTTAAGCCGTCATCACCACCATAGATCCCTAACTTCGCATAACAATCAACTGGATCGAAATACTTTCCAGTGTTCGTTCGTAAGGCCCTGAAGGTCAGGTAAGCCGTAAACGCATTAGCAATCGTATTGAAAGCCGACGTTTCAGGCGAACCAGACAGCCGAGCTAATCCAGTGTCATAACTGACACCAAACTTCGTCCGGCCCTTCAGATTCTTCTGCGAGTTCATCAGGGTAACCAACTCCGTACAATAGGAATCTCCATATGCTCGAAGCATAAGTCGAGATTCTAAGAACCTTAGAACCTCAGAGACTCGACCATCCATACGGGAAAAGTCGGTATTCACAACTGTATTAGCGCTGGAGCAGATATCTGCAACGCGCTGGGCCAGCTGGCTTGGCGGTTTTCCGAAAGCATACCATTCCTTAGTCTTAAGAAAGTCAGCTATCGGGTACAAGTACGCCGAGTAATCACGCTTATCCGCACCATTAATGGTTGAGATCATGCGAGGATCGTTCACCGTCGTATAAGCTTCACGCTTAACGAACGACCCAGTCACTCCCGTACTGCCCAGATAACCACTTTCTGCCAAAATCCGACGCTGTGTGGGCTTGGGCTGTCGCGCCCAAACTTCATCCTCAGTGCAAGGATGAAACTGTTTCTCCTCTTCTCCAAGAAACAGACCCACAAACTCTTCAATGGTCTTAAGTAAATGGTTGGTCAGAACCGTGTTGTTGCTCTGCTCAATGATTCGTTTATCGACTGACCTCCGATCATTCGACTTACTCATCATTGGGCAGAAAGCTCCATCCACTATTGGTTTCATAAATGAAACCATGGATGGCTTGGCCTCCGGGTCGTACTCCTCATCGACCCACTGGTAGCTTCTCACAAACTCCGCTACCTTGCTCACTGTACTCACTCTTGTTGAACTCATTGTCTTGTGAAACTCGTATAATATTTCACATCCATCACCATCATCCCCCATCTTCCGCTTAACCATGGGCAGAGTCAGACCGACTTTGCTCGTGCGCGCAATACTCGCGATTTCATCATCAGCCGAAGCGTCGATGGAAGCACAAGAATGCGCCATGGTCTTACCAGTGACAGTTTTCAGACCATCAGGAGTCTTGACCTGCATACGCAGGAATCCCCCAGTGGCTAGCTTGAGGCGTGACAGACTGTTCCCCGAAAGAAACATGTCAGCCAGCATCGCCCACGGCCCAATCCATCGGGCCATGGGTGCTAACAGCAGAAGTTGATGGTCATCATCCATTTGTCGTCTCTCTAACTGATAGATCGCAGTTTGATAAGTGATTCCAAGAATGCTCCTGGTGCACTTAACACTGTCTCCATCATAATTCCACACAGGGTGGCTATAGTATCCGCCTCCCGACACGCGATAATGACAGCGATTGTTATCATCAAACGTGTAAGAAAATTCACCCGAAGATTTGGACACCATACCTGGTTGGAACGTATAGATAAGATACGGATTAAACGATGTGCTCATGAATATGTTCATATCAACATATTGATCTACATCAACCATAGCAAGAAGGTCATTCTCACCAGGCTCATAAGCAGATGGCTCGGCATTGAGGTCTTTAGCCCAGTAATACGCTCGGTTCCCAGCCCTACCATTTCTGATATCGGCTGAAGACTTTTGGTAATACCAAGCACGTAACCCCAGTGCTCTAGACATTGTATCAATCAAGAGTGATGCAGTAGAACGATTTGCCGCCGAAAGGCCATGGGTATGGCCAACGATAGCTTGCAAATCTGAGACCGCAACGCTCCCAAACTTTGCCCGAATTTCCAGAGGTTTTAGCCCTGGACGCTCGGACGCTGAGTCAAGACGCTCAGAAATACGATACATCACGTACTCCCAAATCTCGACCCGCTTCACCGAAAGCAGTAATCCAACTGATCCAACGGCGACTATTGGTAATATAAAGCTCGATCGCATTATTACCCGAAA